GCCTTACCGTACTGCTTCTCAAGGTCCTTACGAATAGAATTGTCGTCTAATCCGACCCTCTTTACCCTCTCTTTCATCTTTTCAGTTTGAACCTGTGCTTTCTTTTCCTTCTGTACATTCCTCTTTGTAGGCTTGGGTGGAGGAGGAGGTTTGGGCTTTGCAAGATTATTACGACTCTTCTCAATCTGTTTACAAAGGGCATCCTTCGTCTGCTTACCCGATGTATTTATCTTAAGTAATGCAGCAAACTGTTTGATTTCAGTTAATGTCTTATCACGACACAGTTTACCACCGATGCGAAATGTGCTACCAGTACCAGATAATTTAACGTTCTTGTTTTTGTTGGTATTTTTTACAGTAACGTTTTTAGTCTTAGATTTAGCCTTTATAGCAGCACAAATTTCATCCTTACGCATGTCCCGGGTGGTAGGACCATTTTTAATTCTAAAACTGAGAATACCCATTTTACGTGCAAGAGTTTTGAGTTCATCTCTAGACATACGATCACACTTCTTTCCATCAATCTTGAGTGCGTTAATTTGGTTGTTTGTTAAAGGTGCTTTGCGTTTTACTATAGGTTTGGTCTTTTTAGGAGGAGAAACCTTTTTAGTCTTACGCTTAGCCTTTGTCTTGCGTTTGGTGTTGTCTATTTTAACATCTCCATCTCTATAAAATTCACGGATTAATGGAGTTACAGCTTTGTATGCATTTTCCATGATAGCGGGTGACTTGGCACCTATGATTTGTACGGTGCCCGACTTGCTAATATTGAGTGTATACCCTTTCATGGTGACATAGAGCATAGGTGAAAGTTCTGGTTCATAAGTGGTAGATCCGTATTTCGAAAATTTCATTTGCATACGAGTGAGATTTGTGAATATCCCGTTTATACTAAACTGACCACTGAGATTGTTATACTCGATTGGACTGTAAAGGAATGGTTCTTTTTGTGTGTAATTATCTACGATAAATCGACGAATGAGTTCAGGTTGGTTTGTAATGTTCGTACCAACAAATCCATTACGGAAAAGTATTTTACCATTCCTATAAATATTGCAGAGTCCACCTTGACTATTCACACCATCCGAAACGGTCACCATAATTTGTACACTGGCGAAAGGTTTGTTAATACTCCCTTTGGGACCACCTTCTTTGGTGTGAGAAAACCCCGTTTTAAACTGACCATAAATACCCTTTATCTCTTTCGTGTCTATATAAAGACCCTGACCAATAGGTGTTTTACCGAGTGGTTTTTTCATCAGAATTGGTAAAAGGTCTAAACGAACTTCTTTACCAAATGATTTATTAATAGTGCCAACGAACAATCCGGGTTTCAGTGGAGAGATCTCTAGATCAGTGAGGGCCCCAAATTCATTGATTGTATTTGGGTTCATCTCAGCGAGACCCTTTTCAAACGCGGCTTCGTTTATGGGATTGAGATTCATGTTGTCAAATTCACTCGTATTTATGGGTTCTCTTAATGCATTATTTACTAATTTGTCCATGTTAATGTCCGCAAATTCATTTTCCAAAGGAGAGTTGTTTTCGAACTGTGCGAAACGACTCCGTCTAGGGGGTGGAGGAGGGATAGTTCGTGGACCTGGGAGAGGTCGCTGGGGTCTCTGGATTAATTCGGGTCTGAGAGGTTCACGAAAACCCGCAGCCCTCATACGAGCTTCACGATCTTGGTCTCTCTGTCTTCTAAACATATCAGCTTCAAGTTCTTGAGCGAAGTTATTGTTTGAGTTAGAGTCTGAGTTTTGTACATCGACACCAGATTGCCTGACAAATTCTTTGACCGACTGGCTCATATTACTATTTGTAAGGATTTTTTTTAATGATTATTGCCTGTCATCAACTGATCTTCAATCAAGTCCATACCAAATATAACTGGTTGGATGGGGTATTGCCTGCCTCTATACGAGACAGATTCATTCCTAACCTCGATATCATAAGAACTGAATGGTCCCACGTAGAAGTCTTCATGAAACTTATGCTGACCCAAATTGTTGTTTTTACAGTGTGTATTAAACGCAGCCACAAACAAATTCTGGGGCACATACTGATCCTTACCCTTGTCGACAATTGTGGATTCCAGAAAGTGAATCAGAGAGTTTGCAACCTTCGCAACCTGCATCTTGATAATTTCAAAGTATTTCGGTACGACATCCCAAATATCTTCATCACCATATTTGTTCCTGTAATCTATATAAGCCCTAATACATTTATGTAAAATGTTGGGTAGTTCATGTTTAAGTTTTTCGTCTAGGCGAGGATCTGCGTGTCTTACTTGTTTGCTGAAGTTCCATGGTAAAATACGGCGTAGAACAGAACCCGAATTATCTTTCCATCCTGGGACTTCATTACCACCAAGAACTCCTGGGACCTTCCACTCTGGTATCTCTTCAGCTGGTTTATTCTTAACTGCAACAGATACGTTTTCACCTGAAACGAGAGACTGAAACTCCGCCTGTTCTAAAGCGAGATCTCCCTTCACCTCTGGTGCGATAAACATGAATGCATCTTTGATTGAAGAAAGACCAAACTTCTTCTCGATATTGTTCGATAGGGTTCGTACATCCTGGTTTTCATAGAAATTCTTGAAAACCTTAGTAATTAACGTAGATTTACCCGATTTAGCGATACCCTTGAAGAATGGGATAATTTGCCACGAATCCAGTTCTCCAACATTATAACAGAGACGACCACCCATAACATACGCCCAGTTGCAGACTTCCTCTTCAAACTTCTGATACTGTAAAACTTTGTCAAAGTTTGGTGTTGGAATGTCTTGCCACCTTTCTAGATCCGGAAATTCATTGAATTCCTGATCAAAGTATTTGCAAGAAATAACAGTTGGATCTAATACAGCAAAGTCATTGCTATCATACGGGTAGAATTTACACTTGTAAAAACCTTCCTCAGGGTCATTTGGATTAGTGGGTTCCCACTCCTTACCTACAAATACACCATTCTTAAAAGACCAAACATGACGCCTCTTCTCAATATCCGGAAACTGATTGTCATTGCATTTAGAAATATTGTCGATAACTTCCCTGAAAATACTCCCCTTACTCGTAAAGTTTTTCCACATCTCAAAATTGTCATCTTTGTTGGCTAATGAATACACGAATTTCTCGATAGTCATTTTTGGTTCCCACGCCCTTGTATTGTATCCTTCCTCCGTTTTGTGTTCTTCACAACACTGACCCTTATATCTACGGTATTTGGCTTTTTCAAGTTCAGCAAGAGTGAAAATAAGACATTTTTGGAGGGGTATAGAATTATCTAAATCATCATCACACATAGTTGAGGCATCAAAAAAGGAGTTTGTCTGTGGCAATGCAGTTGGATTTGCAATACGTTCATACGCAGTATAGTGTCGACGTATGTTATCATATCCATCTTTGAGTTGCTTTAGGACATTATGAATTCGCATAACTAGAGTGGTTCCCTCATCATCTTCTTTCGTTTGAAGATTGAGAGCTTTCACTCTACCTTTTAAATCTACCAGGAAGCGTCGTTGCTTCTCACGAATACCCTTAACAGCTAGGATGTCGATTCTACCTACAATTGGGTTGTTGTTCTCATCATAATTACCTTCGTGGATAAATTGCCTATATCCAAGTTCGCGAGCATTTCTGAAATCTTCTGTCCTGAGATCCCAGTAATTCTCAAAATTGACGACAATATTTCTTAAGGCATCTTCATTCATCGACTGGATACTCTGTTTTTGAAGCTCTGCCAGCGCTTCGTAACGATTTGGTTCCTTGTCGATGAAGTGAGTAATGTCCATTTCTATTATTAAGAATTTTCTCTCTAATTAATTTTTCAACTCACTCAAAATTTTGATGAGTATTTTATTTTGCATTTGAAGTTGTTGGGTGATACTCACCAGAGCAGTACATACAGTGTCACCATCTTCAGTGGCGAGTAGTGAAGTCATCAAGGTCGCGACATCGACACCATCATCTTCAAACATCTCATCATCTTCATCCCCCATTTCATCCAATTCATCAACTTCATCCTCAGTCATAGAAATTTCCTCGACAGTGTCAGACTCTGTCTCATACTCAGATTCGGGTACGGGTACGATTTCACCCTCCTCAATTTCTTCAGGCTGTTTTGACATTTGATTTAGACTAAGAAAAATTGGATCGCGAAATTTCGCACATTTACCCAAAATTATTTTCTCTGTCTATAGTACAACAACTCTCAAAATGGCTGGCGGTCTTATGCAACTCGTCGCTTACGGTGCCCAGGATGTCTACCTTACCGGTAACCCTGAGGTAACTTTCTTCCAGGCCAAATACAAGCGCCACACTAACTTCGCGATGGAGAACATCGAGCAGACCGTTAACGGTACTGCCGCCAACTCCGGCCGCGTCTCCGTCACCGTTGCCCGTAACGGTGATCTCGTCGGTGACATGTACATCGAGCTTGAGTCCGATGAGGCGACTACTATCACCACTGCCGCGGCTGATTGCAACTGGGTTGCCGAGCGTGCGGTTAACAACGTAGAATTATCAATTGGAGGACAGCGCATTGACAAGCACTACCAGAAGTGGTGGCGCATGTACTCCGAGCTCTACCTCGATGAGTCCAAGAAGGCCACTTGGGGTAAGATGACCACTGCGGGTGACGGCAAGACTGTCTACCTCCCTCTTATTTTCTTCTTTAACCGCAATCCCGGACTTGCCCTCCCACTAATTGCTCTGCAGTACCATGAGGTGCGCATCGATTTCGATTTAGCGTCTAACTTCACCACCTACCTCAACGCGTCTGTCTTCAAGGTCTGGGCCAACTACGTGTACCTTGACACCGAGGAGCGTCGCCGATTCGCCCAGAAGGGTCACGAGTACCTCATTGAGCAGGTTCAGCACACCGGCACTGACACTGTTACCGCTGATGGTGGTACCAAGCAGGTCCGCCTCTCGTACAATCACCCCGTCAAGGAACTTGTGTGGTGCTTCTCCAACACCCAGACAAACAACTCCCTCTGGAACTTCACCACCGCGTCTACCGATCTTAACATCAAGCTCGACTCCAACCAGAACTCCCTCGAGGGCTCTAACTGTTTCGTTACCACCGCCACCGCTGGTACCCCTATGGTTAAGGTTGGTGCCATTGGCGGTTCGTCCATCTTCACTGAGGAGGCCGTCGGTCCCCTCGCCACCTTCAAGCTCATCCTCAACGGTCAGGACCGTTTCAAGGAGCAGAAGGGCAAGTACTTCAACCAGGTCCAGTCCTACAACCACCACACCGGCTCCCCCTACCCCGGTATCTACTCGTACTCTTTCGCGCTCAAGCCCGAGGAGCACCAGCCCACCGGCACCTGCAACTTCTCCAGGATCGACAACGCGCAGGTCCAGGTTGTCACCGCGGCTACCACCAACAACGCGATCTCCATGCACATGTTCGCCACTAACTACAACGTCCTCCGCATCCAGTCTGGTATGGGCGGCCTTGCCTTCTCCAACTAAATGCCCATACGCGGTATTTTAGTAAATAATTAAAAAACAAAACTCATTTTTAAAATGCACAGTACCAATGCTGTTTAAAAATGATTACTTTAAGATAACCCTCTCATTATAGATAATGTTCAAGAAAGTGTTTGAACTTTTTATTAAAGTGGATAAACCTCTATTGGGACGTTGGAATTTGAAGTCGTGTAACGAAATTTCAACATCCATCAATTCTATCTATCAGAACAGGGATCATTGTGGTGATACGATATGTAAAACACCAAAGAAGGCTTCGGAGTACTCCTCAAAACAAACCCCCGATACCACCCATAAGGGTACCAATGAGAGCCATACAACTGGCTGAAGAGGCAGCGGGTGTGGTAGGAATACCACCAGCTGACCTGACGGATGAGGAGGAGCAGCATAAACAACAAAGTAACATTAACATGGGTCCGAGCATTTGCATTTGCATCATCATCTTTTTTATAATGGACTTAGAAAATAAACCCAATACCTAATCATGTATGAGATATACACCGATGGGAGCAGTTTGGGAAATCCTGGACCTTCTGGCTGGGGTGTGGTCAGTGATA